TGACCGCACCACGAATGGTTCCAGACAAGGCAATAGATCCTTCTGTTGTGTAGAAAATGGCAGCAAGGGTTCCATTAACCGCTTCAATATCGCCAGAATCCCCAGCATCAGAAGCGGAGTTGAATAAGTACAAACCGTATGCTCCACCACCAACTGCCGGATCTGTATTGGCTGATTTCCAACCTGCTTTACCAGCATCAGTTCCATCATTATCTGGAGATTGATCTCCAAGGAGACGAATAAATGTAAGGGAGTTGTTGTTCTTTAACCACGCTTGAGCAGCATAAGCGGCAAAAGTAGGAGCAGTCGGAACTCCATTTCTCCATAAGTCACTTGCTTCTCCACCAGCAACTGGATTTCCAAAAATGGTTACAAACTCAGAAAAAGAATCAACTTTTACTGGCTGCATTGCCGGACCTCTACGGGAACGACCGATTACGAGAGGTCCGATTGCCTCTGGTGTCTTAGGGAGTTGTGAGTTATCAATTTCCTCAACGTGAACTCCGGGTGAAACAAACTTAAAATCTTTTGCCGACATTTTATTCTATTCTCCTTTGAAACGTCCAATATTCTTGACGAATTTATTTCTCTAATAAATAGTGTTTCTTTTTTCCAAAGTCCAAAATTATTCTCTATACTTACCATCCACTGCTGTATTTGACCTGTTTGTTATTCCATCACCACTTACAGACAAAGGATCGTCGTATACAACGTGTTCTCTTGGGATCTTTACTTCAACGGCGTTTTCTCTAATAGAGAACTTTGGTGTGTCTTGGTTATTTCCTTCTCCTATTAAGTATCCTAATACTTTTAAATCAACTTTTGTTTCAAATCTTCTTTCTTCTGTTGTCATCTCTGAAAGATTATTGTTAAGACTATAATCTCCTTGGACAAATGTCTCATAGCGATGACCTTCTCTTTCAATCATAAAACTGTTGATTGTTCCCGGTCTTGTTATAAAAGGTTGCATTAGTTCGTTCATCTGCTGCTGATACTCTGTTCTCAATGTAATTGAATAGGTAATCTCAACATAAACAATAGGCGGAATAGAAATATATTCATAGACAACTTTGCTTGTTGATTGTCTAACAAAGTTAGGTCCGACCCTGTTGTTGTATTTTTTATTAGCATCTGCATTTGCAAAGTTAGAAGTCTTGTCTTGCTTTATTCTTCTCGCAATAACAAGAGAGCCACCTTTTTCTGGTTGACTTTGTATTGGGAACTGATCTCCATAAAAGGCTCCTCTTGTGTTGAGATCTTTTACAATAGCAGTTCTTTCAATAGTGATAACAGGCAATATAATCATACCTTCGTTATCTCTATAGGTTTCGTTATTCTTAATCTGAAATGATCTCTCGGAAGAAACCCAAACAACAGGTGCTTTCTTCCATCCTGTATTTGTGGTTGAGTGAAGATCCAACTTCTCATTGACATAATCATAGATTGCATAATCAATCGTCTCAAATGTTGAAGGCGAGAAATGCAGATCATCATCATATCTACTGGCTTTTTCAGATGGTATACCTGTATATCTGTTATCAATAGCCATTGAACGTTCCTTTTCTTGCTCTCTTACAAGTAGCCATTATTTCCATTTTATGTTCCACTTGACCAAATATTTGCCTTGGCTCGTTTAAGGTTACGATTTCATAGTGGAACTGACCGTATAAAACAAAGTCACCTTCTCTTACAAACAAATTTTGATCTTCGGTTAATCTTCGCTTGTGGAAGTAAATGTTAATACTTGATTCTTTATCTACTCCCATATTTGCTGTGCTTGTTTCTTGACCTTCCCAGCCAATCAAAGCATAAACTCTAATAGGCGGCAAAAAAGTCTTATTTATACTTTCACCATATAAAGGATGAAAGTTAGTTTTTTCAAGACTTATAGGATAATAAAGGATTGTTTGACCTATGACCCTCTCAATGATCTCATCATTGATCTGCTTGACGAGATTGCGCTCTTTCTCCCCAGTAAATAAGGGAGGAGGAGGTGCTTCGGGTTGTGACCATTTGTTGTTTGCCATTTATCTTATCCTACAAAAAGTGAAGGTGGAATATTCTTTAATACATTTTGTGCTGATTCACTTATGCTGCTATCTTTTTCAGCAAGTTTTTCATAAGTGAGTTCATCAAGCACAGTTTTCAATTCATCTCTCAATGCTTGTTGTTCTTCTTTGGCTTGAGATAAAAGTTCTGAACCGTTCATAGATATGCTGTCATTTGGGATTGGAATAGAAGCAAACTTAGATCTAATCAATCCGAGCATTTCTTTTGCTAAGGCAAGAGCAAATCTTCTAATCCATTGCTTACCAATAGCATTAATCTTATCGTATGGTATATTCTCGAATGGAAGAGTGTTCATATTGTTGACACCGGAAGCACCATCTTCTTTTCCTGCTTCTTCAGACCAAGGATCAGTTGCTACTGTAAACTCAACCCAATAACTTGTTGGTCCACCTGAATATGGCTTTGGGAATAATCTAAGTTTATTATCTTTAATCTCATAAGAAAAATGAGATGCTCTTGTGTAGATTGAATCTTCAAAAGCCATTGCTTGTGCTTTGTTTTGCCAAGTTGGGATTAGTTCAAATGTAGAATCATCTGAGTATTGTCCGTAATAAGACAAGTTGCCTACAGTATTCAGACCGCCATAGTATCCATAAAATCTCCACATAGCATTAGGAGTTTTATAATATACTTTTCTAATGGTGACTCTTTTGTCTCCTGTAGCACCGAGTTTTCCATAAAATGGGCTATCTGCATCTGTCAAAGAAGTGTCGCTGATAATGCTTTGTAGATCGTAATCTTGTTTATCTACAACCGCTGTAAACGAAGCAGAATAGATTGGGGTTGTTCCGCCAATCCCTACTTGAGTAGAAACTGCATCGCCAACTCTCATAGCATACTGGAAATCAAACTTTGGATATTTTAAGCCTACCTCTGATCCACTAAGAGTATCTCCGCTAACCAACTCACCATCTGAATCAAATGATCCTGTTCCAGCACCAAGAACACTTCCAAGAACATTCTTGGCTTGATGAACATTAATTAAATAAGAATATTCAAGACACGCCTCTTCATAAGCAGCATAAACTTGATACTCTGTAATCTCAATGTCTAATACATCACCGCCGAGTTTCTTATATACATAAGTTACTTGGTCTGCTGCACCTTCCTTAAAAGCATTAAGTGCTTCTTCTGATTGAGCGTGTTCAATGTATACGCCATAAGGAAGCGGATTGTCTGCGCTATTAACATTAGCAACTGTTCCAGTTACTGGTAGCCTTGAGACGCTGGTATTGCTTGCTGGTGTTAAGGTTGGGTAAGCCATTTATTTAATCTCCTTGACACGACTGTATCATAGTAATTAGTTGCCCTTAGAAGATAAAGCAAAATAGAAACAAAAAAGCCCCGCCAAATGAATGACGAGGCTCTTTGTGTTACTTAAAACCTAATCAGATTATCCGAGAAGATCTTGACAGATAACAAGACCGTACATATCAGGTCTAACCATCTTCTTAGCGTAACGGGTCATAACACCCTTACGAGGTACGAAGTCCTCGACACCGAAAATGGTTGGAGTTACCTGAAGTGGTACATAAGGTGCGTATACATATCCGCTTTCAAGGAACGATCCACCTTTACGTCCAACAAGAACAACGTTTCTTGGGAAGTAAGGATCGACGTATACATCAAACTTCTTGCTCAACGAACCAACGTTAACAGCACCAATAGTTCCACGGTCAGCATCGTGAGTTACGCTTGCTCTGAAGCCAGCAGTGAACTCAAGGATGTTAGCAACTTCTGGGGAAACAACTACGAAGTTTGCTCCACCACGAAGTGTCTTTCTGTGGATTTGTGCCGAAACATCATTGATGGTTTCTGCAAGAGTTTCGTACCATTCGGAAACAGTACCAGTGAAGTCAGCACCAAGCAATGCTTCGTTAGCAGCAGAACTGATTGGAGCACCAGTGTCTCTTACAACGAACTTGCCCGGACGACGGGACCAGTATTGAGTTCCAGCAGTAGCACCTTTGATAAGGTCTTCAAGAATCTCTCTGTCGATCTCAAGAGCGATCTGCTCAGAAAGGATGCTTGTAAGTTCAACTTCTGCATCAAGGTTGTGGTAAGCATTGAGGTCTTGACCCAATTCTGGTGTCCACTTAGCCTTGAGTTTCTTGGTCTGAGCAGTAACAGCAACGGAATCAACTTTGATGTCGATTTCTGGGATTGCTGCTTGGTTTTCAAGTTGCCACTCAGAAGCACCAACAACAGAACCAATAGCGTTGCTTGCGTTGAAGTTGTCATCGATTGGGAAACTCAATGTGAAGTCAGCACCAGTTACACAGTGAAGCAAGTTTGTTCCGTCGATTGGAGTATCAGTTCCGTTACCCAAAACTTGTGAACCAGTTGCTTCAAATACCAACTTAAGTTTGAAAATCGCAAGTTCAGGATCATCACCAACAGAACCAGTAGATACTTCAGTCAAACGACGAACAAGACGACCACCAAGGATACCTTGACCTGCAACTGTAGAATCTTTTGTTCCGATTGCTACCAAGTTTCTCAAGTCCATTTGCGCCAAGTCAGAAGTACCTGTCATTTCAAAGACTGCAACTTGTGAACCAGAGAGGTCTGCGTCAAAACGAACGAGTTTATCAAGTGTTCTCTGTGCAGCAACTGTAAGTGGGTAGTCATCCTGATTAGAAGAAGGACCAGCAGCACCAACAGTACCAGAAGCAACCAAGAATAATGGATTTACAGAAACATCAATCAACTCAGAACCAGTTGGGCTTGAAAAACCGTTGTTCAAACTGTATGGTCCTCTTTCAAGGTTGTCACCTGTGAGTGAAACACCACCAGTCAACTGACTAGCAACAACTCCGCCACCGTAGAGGGAAGAGTTATCAGGATATCCCGGCTTTGCTGGGCTTGGAATATCACCATTTGTTGTGAAGTCCAAGAAGAAAATGAGACCCGAAGGCAAACTCATTGGTTGAACGCTGACAAGATCGTTAGCGATCAAAGAACCGAATACACGGCGAACGATTGGGAACGCAACTGCTGCGAAACCTTCAACATCACCTCCAGCCATACTGGAAGCCTCACGGAGCAATTCTTTTGCTTGGTTCTCAAGCAAACGAGCCATTCCGTCTTTTTTCTGGTCATTGTCAAGTCCCTCAAGAAGTCCGGTTTTCTCCCACTTGTTAAGTAGGGCTGCACCTTCTTTCTGGAGATCACGATTAACAATACCTTCTGTTAATTTATCTAAAACTGACATAGTTTTTATTTCTCCTATTAAAAGTTAGTTTAATCCGGCTAATCTACGCATTCTGTCAATGCGAGGATCAACTGGTTGTTTAGCCTCATTAGTTTGTGGTAATAAAGTAGATTTCCTACTAACCGCCTCGCTTAGTGTTTTTGGGGACTCATTCTTAGTGCCACTCACCGTGCTTTGAAGGGTTTCAAAGATTACCTTAGCCTCTTCAACAGACTTCGCATTTGAAATAGCCTCGACAAGTTTTGCTTTTTGTCGCCCATTCAACGAGTCGCTAATCAATGTTTCGTTTGTGTAAAGAAGTTTTGCGTTCTGAACGGAGGTTTCGTTCAAAGCGTCTTTTAACTTGAGAGCAACGCCCTCAAAGTGTTTGGTTTTAGCCTGAAGTTTCTCAAGGCTTTCTTGAAGTTCTTTTTTCTCTGCTTCAAGAGTCTCGACGGATTCTCTCAACTTTCCAACTTCCATTTCTGCTTCTTCTGCGTGTGCTTCGAGTGCTTTGTATTCCTCGTGTGCATCGTCTGATTGAGAAACTGGAGTTCCTAACCAACCGGATTTCTCTGGTTGAAAGTCAAGGGTAAGTTTTTCAGCAAGTTCTTTAACTGCTTCTTCGTCTAAGTTAATTTCTTCGTCTTCGTCGTCTTCGGCTTCGAGCATTGAAAACAATGAAGTCAAGTCTATTTCGTCGCTTTCTTGGAGATTTTCTTCGCCTTCTTCTTCGTCTTCAAGTTCTTCTTCTGCAAACTCGTGGCGATCTGTCATCTCTTCGGCACCTTCTTCATCAGCCAACTCTTGATCAATCATTTGCTCAAGTTCTGCAAAGTCAAGTTCAATAACTTCTTCTCCGCCGCCCATTGGTGCAGCAGAAACGTCAGAAGCAGCCATTGGAATATTTGCTACCATTTCTTCTTCAACAAGAACTTCTTGTCCTAGCATTGTATCAACTGCTTCTCTGATTTCCTGAGAGTATTTCTCGATAATTGTTGACTCTGCGCTCTTGATAGCGGCTTCCTTAAGTGCTTTAGCATCGACGATTGCTTGATCTAACATTGATGACATTGTGTAATCTCCTAATATTTAATCACAAAATAGACATTTTGCGTCGTAATAAATAGTTCTATAAAAATGAAAAACGCCAAAAAATAACTACTTGTTTTATGAAATCACTAAGTTACCTTGTTCATCCCAAGATAAGTTAGATTTGCCTTCGACAAAACCTTGTATAGCCATTAGATAAAAGTTCATTTCTTCTGGGTTCATTTTCTTTGTTTCGAGTTGATTGTAGCACCATTGGATAACAGTGTTAATAATAAATGCTTTGGGAACGAATATAACATTATCTTCCACACGACAAGTAGGATCGTGTTGCCTTACATAGTTTATAATGTCTATTCTATTGCGGATTTTCATAATAAGAAAAGTGAGGCTGGGGACCCGTAGATCCCCAACCCCGTTTCAAAAAGTATTACTTCTTGAGGATCGCTTTCAATTCTTCGATCTGAACTTGTTGAGCCTTTACAGCCTCGACGAGAACAGAAGTAAGTCTTGAGTAGTCAACCCCGGAAATGCCGTTTGCAGCAGTGTGAACAGCCTTTGGAAGAACTTGAGCAACTTCCTGAGCGATGAAACCGAAGTCTCTTTCGCCAGAATCCTTCCAAGTGAACTCTACACCGTTGAGAGCCATAACAGCATCAAGAGCAGTGTTCATTACTTCGACATCGGACTTCAAAGATTCATCCGAGTAAGTAACGAATGCAGCAGCACGAACTTTACCACCGTTTCCAGCAACGTTAGAAACATCAATAGCGAAGTCACTTGAAGCGTCTCCACCGATTTTGATGTGATCAGCCTGACCAGAGGTAGAGAACTTAAGCATATCTGCTGAGTATTCCATCTTAGTACCAGAAGTATCACCGTGGAATCTTGCAACATCAACAGCACCGTCCTGACCAACAGTCAAGTCACCAACGAGAACAGAGTCACCGCTAACACCAAGGTCAACAGTTACATTAAGATCAGCAGCGAAGTATGCGTCTTGACCCGTGATAGACATAACACCCTGACCAGATTCGTTAGCGATTCCAGCACCGTTAGCGTATTGTCCGAGAACAAGAGCACCACCGACCAAAACATTAGCAGAACCAGAGATGTTTGCGCCTACCTTAAGACCTTGACCAGCAACGAACTTAAGATCTGCACTGCTTTCGATGGATCCATCAGCAGCAGGGAACAAGATTTGATCTTCTGCTTCGCCAAGTGTAAGTCCAGCGAACTCTGGGCTATCCGAAGTTCCGATTGCTTGTCCGACAGAAACAACACCATCAGTGATGTCCACGCCTGTTCCACCAGAGAAGTGTGCTCTGACTTCAGCAGCAGACGGTCCAGTGTAAGTAATAACACCAGTGCTTGAGTCGTAAGCAAGGCTTCCGTCTCCACCAGCGTCATTTACAGATACAGCACCTCTTGCTCTAGCGTCAGTGAAGTAAAGGTTGGATGCACCTTCTGCGAGATCGTCGGTATCAGCCGCAGCCATTTTGCTGTCGAACATCGACTCACCACGAGCAGTTGTCCAGTAAAGGTTGGAACCTTCTGCAAGATCACCAGTATCAGCAGCAGCCATTTTAGCATCCCAAGAAGCAGAGAAGTTAGCAACAACAGTCGAGAAAGCACCAGTGCTGCTGTCGAAGGAGATAAGATCTCCGTCTGCGCTTACAGCGGCTCTTACTCTTGCGTCTGTGTAGTAGAGGTTGCTTGCACCTTCTGCTAAATCATCAGTGTCGAAACTGTTGAGTTCAGCAATCTTTGAAGAAGCAATCGATCCAGACAACATATCGTTGGTGATACCAGCAGCCTTGATTCTAAGTGTATCAAGGTTGATTTCGATTGAGGAATCATCAACATTAACTTCTAATGCCTTAGAAGTCGAGTTCTGACCAAGACCAGCACCAGCCATATTTCCAACCATTGTGGAAACTGGAGTCTTTACAGAAACGTTTCCGTCTGCATCAATGTATGCAATGGAGTCTTCTGCAAGAACTGGACCACCAACAGTTGCGAGGTTGTTGAGATCAATAGCAAGTTCTGTTGAATCAATCTGAAGACCACCTAATGTCTTAAGATCAACCGAGAATACGCCTGTGCTTGAGTTGAAGTCAAGTCCGTCTCCAGCGGAAACAGCAGCACGAACTCTTGCGTCGGTGTAGTAAAGGTTGCTTGCACCTTCAGCCAAATCGTCAGTGTCAGCAGCAGCCAACTTGCTGTCGAACATGCTTTCACCACGAGCAACAGTCCAGTACAAGTTACTTGCACCTTCAGCCAAGTCGTCGGTATCAGCAGCAGCCATCTTTGCGTCCCAAGAACCAGAGAATTGATAAGCATTAGAACTGAATACGCCAGTTGAACTGTTATATAAAACAAGATCCCCATCAGCACTTACGGATGCACGAGCACGAGCGTCAGTGTAGTAGAGGTTGGAACCTTCAGCCAAGTCACCAGTGTCGGCAGCAGCCATTTTAGCATCCCAACGAGCCTCGGTGTAGTAAAGGTTGGAACCTTCAGCCAAGTCGCCAGTATCAGCAGCAGCCATCTTTACATCCCAAGAAGCAGAGAAGTTAGAAGCAACAGTCGAGAAAGCACCATCGCTGTAAGAGATAAGATCTCCATCAGCAGACAATGCGCCTTTTGCAGCAGCAATAGCACGAGCGTCTGTGAAGTAAAGGTTAGATGCGCCTTCTGCAAGGTCATCAGTATCAGCCGCAGCCATTTTGCTGTCGAACATCGACTCACCACGGGCGACAGTCCAGTAAAGGTTGCTTGCGCCTTCAGACAAGTCGTCAGTGTCAGCAGCAGCCAACTTGGTGTCGAACATGGACTCGCCACGAGCAACAGTCCAGTAGAGATTTGAGCCTTCAGCCAAATCACCAGTATCAGCAGCAGCCATTTTTACATCCCATGAACCGGAAAAGTTAGCAACAACAGTTGAGAAAGCCCCTGTGGAACTATCGAAAGAAATAAGGTCTCCGTCTGCACTAACTGCCGCACGAACACGAGCGTCGGTGTAGTAGAGATTGCTTGCACCTTCAGACAAGTCATCAGTATCAGCAGCAGCCAACTTGCTGTCGAACATGGATTCTCCACGAGCAACAGTCCAGTAAAGGTTGCTTGCACCTTCAGACAAGTCATCAGTATCAAAGTTGTTCAATTCAGCAATCTTTGAAGATGCGATTGAACCAGCAAGCATGTCGTTGGTGATTCCACCAGCGTCAACACTAACTGTTACGCCCTGCCCAGAAGCAACAGTTGAAAGACCGTCACCTGTAAGAACAGAGAAAGATTGTCCAGCAGACAAGTCAACTTGACCTGTACCACTATCACCAGCAATACCTAATTGAGAACCAGCAGCAAGGTCGATTGCATTTGCGTGCGAATCACCTTCCAACTGGAGGTAAAGTCTAGCGTTGCCTTGTGAACCAGAAGCGAAAAGGTATACACCACCGCCCGGAGCACTAGCATCAGCAGACCCAGAGATGTTTTGAATCTCTAGGTGCTTTTTGTATTGAGTTACATCAAAATGCGCCATTTAGTAAATCCTCCTAAGATTTTTTGGGTTAGTTAAAGAAAAGACGCACGAGGTGCGCCCATATATAATTAGTTTTTTAGAGAGGATTTAGATAGAATAAAAAAGTTATTTGGCTTTATTTGTCTCTAAGATGTTGGAAGGATAAGAATAAAAAATTAAATATTGATTCCAGAACCAGTGAGTTCATACATTTCACTAGAAGGAATGCCAGTGAGTTCTGCGTATAAATGAAAGCCTGATTGTGGATATGCACTTCCACCAGAAAAAATATTGCTTACATATATTTCTTTAAATTTTCCTTCCAGTTTAACTTCTCCAGAACCACTAGTTGAGGCTGGGTATAAAAGAAAAAAATGATTACCATTGTTCACTCTGTTAAGCCCGGAATCTTCTGCTGTGCTGTCAAGAGAGATTCTCAATATTGTTCCCTGTGAACCTGTGTGTTGAAAATAAAGTTTTTTAGCGACTGTTGGAAATTCTATTTTTATTTCTTCTGCTCCGAATGCAAATGCCTCGACTGTTGATCCGGTCATATAAGGCTTACCTGATACTTGGTATGCTGCTGCGTTTCCTAATCCGCTTGCGTATGGTGAATAAAGTGCCATTTGTTATTTCTCCTAGTCTCTATATTTAGCGTCGTATTCTCTTTGGAGCCTTTTTAAAGTTCTTTTACGCTCTTCTTTTTTACGACGACGTTTTTCTGCTGGTTTCTCGAAGAACATATACTTTGCTCTCCATTCGTCCTGAATGCCTTCTTTTTTGACTTTCTTGATAAATCTTTTGATCATTCGTTCAGGTGATTCGTTTTTTCTCGGTGTAACTTCAACGTGAACTGGTTTTGCTTTCTTTCTCATTTTATACCTATTTTATTAGTTGTTTCCAAACATTTGCTCCACCGAGTAAACTTGAAATGTCTACTCCTGAATCGCTTGGGTCTACACCTTCTAATGCTGAAGAAGGTGCTCCTGCTGGTGCTGCTGGTGATCCTGCTTTTTTGATTGGTGTTGTTCCTTCAAAAAGGTCTACGCCACCATAGGAGTCTTTACCAATAGCATCTAACATTCTTTTTCTTGTCTCGGCTAGTTTCTGCTTTTGCTTTTCTGCTGCTTCTAAACTAGCCTGCTCTGTAAAGGCTTGTTGGGTTGCGATTGGTTGTTGCGCTGGCTGTACCTGCCCTACTGCTTTAACAACTTCTGAAATGACGCTCTTAAGGACACCTTCTTCAATGAGAACTTCCTTAACGCTTTCCTTAATCATTTCTTTAAACTCGCTTTTCTTCATTTTATTCCTTTACAATGTCGTTTAATAATCTGTTGATTTTGTCTGCCTTAGTCCAAACATTAGGCTCTTTGTTTTCTCTCATCATAAAAGCACCAGTTGTAGAAGGCTCAGATACCATATCAAAGCAAATCAACTGGAAGTCGTCATTTACTCTCGCTGATCCATTGCTTTCGTCAACAGTACCTAAGCCACGAGAAGAGATACCAACTTGGCAACCACCCTCTACAAGTGCTCTCAAGGTTTTACCTGCTGGTGTGTCAAGAACCTTGATCTTGCCCATAACGTCTTTGCCTTCAAACCAAATGTCTGTGACCATATGAGAAGCATTAGCGAGATTGACAATAGAAGATTCTGGGTGGTCCAGTTCTCCAAGTGCTCTTCTTTCTTTTACCAACTTCTTATAGTTGTCTACTTCACGTTCTAAAACACGCATAGGATAGACTCTACCATTTCCGTTCTGTGCTTCTGCTCTTTGCATAACACCAGAAAGGATAAGTCCACCATTAGAGACAAATCTTTTTTCTTCCTCTGTGAGAAGATCTTGGCAAGTGCCTCCCTCACAAAGTTGATAAAACTCAGTTAATAACATTCTAGACATAATAAAATCCTTTGACGGGCGCAACCCGTTCGAGTTAGGAACCTCGGCAGCATCTTCTTACTGGCTGTAACATCCATTTTGCTGTCATTTTGACCTCCTATTGCTCGTGAATATTGTTTATCTTTATACCTTTATCACTAATAACGACATTCAAAGCATATGATGTAGCAGACGCTAAACAACTTAAAATGAATAAATTAGCGATATTATACTCAAAATTAAATAGTTCGGTAAAGCCATTTATACCAAACAAAAAGGCACCAACCCAAAAGCCCGTACACATAGGGCAGTGGATAAGTGTACCAAACCAATCAGATTTTTCTAAAATCCAATGTCTGGCTGTATCAAATATGCTTCCGTAAACTAAGATTTGGGTCATTCCCCAAGAGGCGAGAATAAAATATAAAAGTTCCACTATTCGTACCTATACATTCCTGCTAGTCCATAATAATAACCCGGATAACCCGGACTCAAAGTTCCCTTCTTTTCTTCCTGTGGGACATCTCCAAGTTCAGTGCTGTCTTTGTCGTCTGGATGAAGAACTCTGTCTTCTTCCATATCCTCGACGTATTCAAAGGATTTAATGTATCCTTGTTCTTCTTTCATAAATCCAGCAATGTTGTAAAGGACTATTTCTGTAAGGTGATCAACTTTTACCTCAGTTGGGTAGGTTGCTTCGATAGATCCAAATACGTTTGAGCCTTTTACGCTCTCTGGGAGAATAACACCTTTTTTGAAAAGATAATCAAAAAGCCTATCTTGGCTTTTATAAACTAACTCACCAAAGTCTTTCTTTGAGTAAGCAGTAATCTTTCCTTTTTTCTCGTCCAATACAATATCCATATCAATATGGTTGAACACCATAATCTGTCCCGATAAAGAGCGTTTCATTTCAAGGTTCTTGATTTCGCTCTCCATTACTTCTAATGGTAACTGATTTTTGATACTGATTTTAATAGCCATTTTAGTTTTTTATTTCCCTAGCCAACTCTTGGATCTTCAAGATCTTTTTCAAATCACCGTCCTCCAAAGGTTTTTGGCTGAAACCTTCAAGGATACCTAATACTTGATCTGCCTTAGAAAGCATATCGGTGTCTTCTGTGAATTCTTTTGCTGTTTTTGCGGTAGATACTTCTTCTTTCAACCTACCAATCTCGTCGTTCAAATACATTTGGAACTCTAAATCTCCTCCGATACCAGAGGAAATAAAGCGAGAAAGAAGAGTTTTTTGCTCTTCCAAAAGCCCAGAGTATTCTTTGTTAAATCTTTCTACAAATGTTTTGAATACAAGATTATCAATGTGTCTAAGTTCTTTGCCTTCTACTTGTCCAGTTGCTTCGGTCATAAGTTGAAGGACTTCTTCTTCGAGTAGAACTCTTTCTTTTGCTGTGAGATCTACATTGTTAAATACCTGCTGAAGTGTAGCCAAGTTCTTGTAGTTTGGAACAAAAGTAGTGAATACGTCTTTGGAAAGTTCTTTGTTGATTCTGGAAATCATTTGGCTTTGTTCTACGAACAACTGCTTCTTGTTGATAACAGAGTATTCGATTTTAGATTCAGAAAGAATCTTCTCAGCAATGCTTTGTTTTGCGTCTTTGGTTTCCAAAATGTTTTTGTAGATACGAACTTCTCTGCCCATAAGAGTATTGTTGCTGAAATGCTCTTTTACGATATCCAAGATAGTTTCTCTTTTGTCTTGGTCTTTTTCAACAGTTGCTTTTGTTAGTTCTCTTACAAGTGCTTCATAAAGAAAAATAGTATTTCTTTTTTTGTTATGCTTAATTTTCGCTGACATTTTGTTTTGTCTCCAATTCCGTAATCAATCTTTTTACTTCAGTGTTAATCTCGAAGATTTTCTGTTCTTCCTTCTTATAATTAGGCTCTTGGTCTTCAGAAATCCCTCTTCCTAACCTAGCAAGGTCTGAATAGCCCTTGTTGATGTTTCTGGAAGTGCTGCTTGCTAAGTTGGATCCTGCGTCTGAAGACATTTGTCTTTGCATTGCTCTTTTGCCTGAAAGGTCTTTGCGAGGCTCATACCAACTTTTAGATTTAGCAGTTGTTGTATAGGTTTTTCCACCAACTCTTTTTTCCCTTTTTCCGAGATCATCGTCTCTGTTTGCCGGTGGAACTGCTAAAAGATTTGTTTCTGGCTCTGCGGCTGGTGCTTCTTCTCCGCCGCCACCAAGAAGATCTTCTCCTCCGCCTTCTTCACCTCCACCGAGAAGGTCTTCTCCACCTCCACCGCCAAGAAGATCTTCGCCACCTCCACCGCCAAGAAGACCGCCGCCGCCTCCGGCACCGCCTCCCATATCAGTCGCTTCTGCTGCTTGATCCATCTGTGCCGTAACCATTCTGTCGTGGAACATTTCACGCTGATTACGCAAGAACTCCTCTTCTGAAATAGCAAAGAGGTTTTCTGCAATCCAACGCTTTGAGAAGAAACCTTCTGATGCTGCGGAAGCAACATCGAACTTGGTTCTCCACTGCTCCAAGTCTTGAAGTTCAGCAATCTTGGAAGGATTGTTCATTGAGAGTTTAAAAGAAATAAGATCGTTTTCTCTGTATCCCAAAGTGAAAAGGTGAATAATAGCAATCTTTTCCAACTCTGTAATCACAACTCTTTGTAATCTTTGGATTGTTCTCGCAAAACGAATG